CCCAATTCCGTAACTCCTCAGTATTCTGAGTAGGAGTCATCTGACGAGTGTAATAAGCCTGAGGTTGACCCTCAGATCCACCCTTGATGGGACCACCTGCAGTAGGAACACGCTGATAACTCCAAAAAACAATCCTTCGCCAAAAAAAGTGGGACGTAGCCAAAACACCAATTCTCTCCTTATAACCAGTAAGATAAATTTGACGATTATGACGAGAATGAGGCTGATCAACTGCAGATGGGATATTCTGCACGTATCGCTTCCCTCGAAAAGTCGGAGAAAACAAAATCAAAGTATTAGGAGCATCACCACCGGCTGTAATAGCAGTCGACTCATTATTATTCGTGGCATGTGCAGGACGAATCACATCATTCTTATTATCATATGGGGAAAGAACACGACTCTTAGGCATCACTCTTCGTCCGTATCTGGGTCCTCGTCTTCCGATTCGTCCTCTTCTTCCGTAGAAACGTCGTCCACCTGCATAGCGGCGGCCATAGCGGCGACCGGCTCCACTGCGTCGGAAGCGCCGGTATCCGATTCGTCGACCAAAGGAATATCGAGCCATATTGGAGCAAACATGATTAAACGATCAAACAAGACAAACGGGGGGATGAGGGGTATTTATAGCTGGGACGCTGGGACGCTGGGACGCTGACAGAATCTTAAAATGTCAGCGTCCTCATTTCGCTTCAGGGCCAAGACTTGCTTACTCACTTATTCCCAAACAACGGAACACCAACAACATGCCTTTCTACACCGAACGACGGATCATTTCGACCATGTTGCCAATGCTCTCGGACCTCCTAGCCACTACAGACTGGGAAGAGAACTTCACGCAGATGGCGGAACTCACTTCCATGTTTTCATATCTTGGCCGGACCGTATCTCCTTCAGGAACGAACGCCTCTTGGACTTCCACGGAGCTCACCCGAACATTAAGGCAATTCCACGAACAATTGAACATGCTTGGGACTATGCCGGAAAGGATGGTGACATCATACATGAATTTGGGACAAGACCTGGAAAGTCTGGAACTCTTTCAACAGGACGTGACAGCATATGGACAGACGCTCTCACTCAACAACACAAAGAGGATTTTCTGTCGATATTGCGCAACAGGGCTCCAAGAGATTACGTCCTATATTATGATGCAATCGAACGATTCGCAGAGCGCTTCTACGCGGCGCCTGAGAGTGATTACGAGAGCCCCGATATTACAACACAGCTCACAGATGGAATCATTGAGTGGTATGCTCAATCCGGAATATCTGACGGACAACGATTCGGAAGAGTAAAATCACTCGCGCTGTGGGGACCATCTCTCACTGGCAAAACTGTCTGGGCAAGATCGTTGAATAGGTAAGGCCCAATCCACTCGATGGAGCCCCACCCCTTCGGGGTGGCCTTCGGCCGGGCACCCACCATGAGTGTCAATAGGCATGTGGTTTCACCACCAGAACTGATACTGACTAAAATAATATGCAGACATAATTATTTTCAAGGAATGTGGAATATTTCAGAGCTACGAGACGATGCAGAGTACGCTATATTCGACGACATGATAGGTGGATTTGAATTCTTCAAACAATACAAACAATGGTTCGGATGCCAACAAGAATTCACAACAACCGACAAATACGCGAAAAAGAGAAAAGTCATGTGGGGCAAACCATGCATTTGGTTATCCAATGATGACCCAAGAATGAGTCCACACATAGACGTGGACTGGTGGGACAAAAATGTAATAACAGTGTACATAGACCATCAACTAGCTACTCCGACCAGAACAAGTGGCCCTCAGTCTGAAACTGACCCACTTGCTGGTTAGACGAATGGAATGACCCATCACTGAAAATGTCCAAAATAAACAAATTACCCTTACTCCGACGAGACAAACTCGAGTAAGGAGACCCAATATCATAATTTCCAACTTCATCATCCGCATAAATAATGCGACCACCACGGAAAAAATGTTTCCGATATACCATCTTCGGCTCACCAGCATTAGAATTCATCTGATAAGTCTTATCCATAACAACATCAATATTGTCATGATCCAAGGGAGCCTGATGTAATGTAGCCTTAGTATAATCGACACCATCAGTTCCGCGGAAAACCCAATTCCGTAACTCCTCAGTATTCTGAGTAGGAGTCATCTGACGAGTGTAATA